GTAGAGACGCAGATTCGCGTTCAGACCGGTAGCTAACCGAAACTGAATGCCTGCCGATCACCGGAGACGTCGGCTCAACGATGGGAAAAACACCAGAAAGGAGTTTCTCTATCTTCTCATCGAGCCATCCCGCCGTAGCCCAGAAACCCTTCTGATAGAAGAGGTTTCTCATAGCTACGAGGGATATAACGCCTTCAGCGTCCCTCCGTGACGTGGGGATTATTCGCCTACAGCGAACAGGTGTCACATCCTGTCCGTTGTAGTAATCTCCACCACAAGACTCCCGGAATCGACCATTCCAGAAGGATTTGTCGAGACCCACAAGGAAGCCGAAAGCCTCCAAGGAGTCGGTCACGGACTGCACGTGTTCTACGGGAACGATAATATCGTCTCCGTAGACGCGCACTCGGCCAACGAACTTCTTAAGAAGTTCGCGGGTCACTGGTGTTCTGAGATCTCTGCTGATCCCCAAGAAGACGACAGTCAAAAAGACCATCGCCTCCACGGGAAAGCAGAGAGCTGAACCCATCGACGCGAACTTGGCTAGGCGTACAACGCCATGGCCAGGCACATCAGCCCTTCGGGACCTGCATGAGTCCACCGCCACCGCGAGGTGAGGGTGGTTCCTCAGTAAGGCCCGTACATGCTGATTCGAGACACGGTCTGAAGCCTCGCTAAGATCTAGCGTGGCCAGGGCTCCCGTAAGGGAGCCTTCTCGGGCAAGAGCACGGTTGTGCTCCTGAGTATCCGAGCAGATGAAGTGACGGGCGGTGGTAAATCGCCTGTACGCTTCCTGCATCTGTTCGAAGAGACCCTGCTGCACATATTGCATGCAGGTAGGTTCTTCGGCAATGATGCGTGGTGACTTGAGCGTCTTAGGGACGGTGATAACCTTTACAGGTACCTCCGCCCCGGGTTCGAGGATCTCGGTGCTAGCGTCGTAATGACGCCACGAGGGGAAGAGATACTCTCCGTGAGGAAAGTACTCTTCCAATCGCGTGGTCCATTGCATCTGGTTGTACTTCGCGTTTCCGCGAAGTCCGTCCGCAGTGGCCCCTGAACCGTGCTTAGGGATGATCTCCCCGTAGTAGACCTTGCGGTCTACCTCGGATAGTAGGTCAGCCCACAGCAGGTTGCCGATCCGGGTAAATTGCTCATAGGCTTCGCCTGTGAACTCCCGGTCGGATATCCGAAGATCCTGCTCACACTTGATGTAACCCTCGAATGCAGCAGCCTCCCTCTCGGGAGAACACTGCAACTCCATCTTCGCGAACATCAGAGTGATCTGACGCAGAGCTAAAATGGCGTCTATCGAGGGGTCGTCAAGCAAGAGACCCGTCTTGCGCTCGAACACAAGATCAAGGAAACCTCCGAGAAATCGGGGGAGACCGCTTGTCCAGGAAAAACCCTGGAACAAGTCGTGATCCACATACCCACGGTCAAGACCTTTTTG